TTTTGAAGATTAGTTCTATTGAAAAGGCGATTGAAGAAATAGAAGACAAGATTGGTGATGCAACGGTTGATTTGCATGTTACTGAAAGAAAGTTGAATAACAATAACAATAACAATAACAAAAATTACAGTAAATATAAAGCTTTACTACGTGAAAGAATTGATAGTAAAAAACTTATTGGTCGATTACATATTGCTAAAAAAAAATGGGAAAGAGCAAAGAAGAGAATACAAAATAATGCTAAAAAATGTTTAAAAGAAATAGTAGAATATTTAGAACTAAATCCGACAAATACACGTACAAAGAATAGATACAATTATTACAATCATAAATTCAATGTTCCCAATTGATAAAATATATAGCGAGTAAAGCAAAGAGTATACCCAGATACTGACAAGGGTGTGTAAATTTATCTCCGAATACTGCATAAGCAATGAGAGAACCTAGAACTATTACAGCAGCCTGCCATAATGTATTTATGTACATCATATTTTTATTCTTTCTGAATATTTGAATAAGAAAGAAAATCATAAGAGCGTAACCAACAAGTCCTATTAATAAATGTTCCGTTTTGTGAGTCTCTGAATATTTCTTAATCTGACAGTTTCCAAAAATTTCGCATGAGCACAGAGCCAACAGGTTCCACATTTATATTTGGTAACAATTAAATCCAGGTCCTCACTTTCTCATGCACATCTTTGTGAGACTTTTAATCTCGTCTGATATTTCAAGGTGCCAAGGGTACAGAACCAGAATCTGGAATGCAAGAGCACAGCACCCAACTATGAGTGCAGCCCATCTGAGTTTATCAACCTTTTTGGTAGTGTCTCCAGAATCCATCATCATTTTAATATAATTGTATATTAAAATGTCGAGTCCTGAGTTGACTTTTCAAAGTGCGGTGGGGAAAGGTACAGTACCACTTGACTCCCTGATTAAAATTGTAAGAAATAAAAAAATATCAGAGATTGTGGGGTACCAAACAAGTGTTGGTGGGAAGCCAATAGTCCAAGCAACACATTCTGAAATTATCGGAAACAAAAATGCACCACTCAAGAGAGTAGTTGTCAAATTGGAAAATGGGAGTCAAGGAATCTTTCACAAAAACTCCATCGTCATTTCCGGAAAAGGTTCTTTTGAAGATACTCAAAGTGTACTCAGTGACATTGCACCAATAAAAAATGTATCTTTCAAGATTACAAATACTACGATGACATGGCAACTTCATAAACAAATCAGTTTACCATCTCTTGCTAGAGAGTATCAACCGCAAAAGAATGTGTCTTATGAGCCAGAAATATTTCCAGGATTGACTCTCCGTTTGTATGAACCTTTGGTGAGTGTAAAGATTTTTCAAAATGGAGTAATAATTGCATCGGGTACCGACTTGAGAAACATTAAACAAAGAGTTCAAACGGTTGTTGGAAAGTTTACCGGTGTGAATATAGGTCATCAAATTGCAGCACGTCGTAATTTAAAGGGGAAGAGAGAGCATATGCGGAATCAAAGGTATCCAGTTGTAAATTGGAATAACAATACAAATGGCTTCTATGTAAAACCAGGACCGGATAGACAACCTAGAAGATATAAACTTCCTGCAAACCCCAGACTTGTCATTTCAAAGGTGAGAAAGGCGTATGCAAATGCGGGTGTGCAGATAAAAGCACCAACCCGTCGTGCGTTGGGAATGTCTCCTCTTCTGTCCAACAAGGTACCACCACCAAAACAAGTATATTCCCCACCAAAAAGAGTTGCTAAAAACTCCATCTTGAATTGGAACGCGAATAAACCTGGGTACTATGTAAAACCTGGACCTGGTGGACTTGCAAAGTTTTACAAAATACCAAAAGGAATCAAGGCGGCCAAAAAGACTGTTCTCAAGGCGTATGCCGGTATGAAAATCCCAAAGAGAGTGCGCGAGATTTTTGAAATCACCAATGCAAACACCCCTCCAAAAAAACAAGAAAACTCACCACTGAGTCAAGATTGTATGAAATTCACAGTGAAGCAACTCATTGAAATTCTGAGAAAGAGGGGAATCGCATACTCTGGCTTACGAAAACAGCAAATGTGCGAGAGACTCGGAAAAAAGAAGGTAAATGTATCCAAACCAAACTTTACAATAAATGGAGTTCCTCACTACATTCTGAAAAACACCGAACAGATAAAGAGAGTCGGTAAAGGAACAAAGAAGATCTCATCTTTTTTGGTATCCAACTTACGAGCATTTGCAAACAAGCTGGGTGGTCACTACTCAAAAGCTACCAAGGCAAATCTTATCAAACGTATTTTGGGTAAGACCACATCGGTCAACTCGCAAAAGAGTCTCGAAAATGCAATACTTAAAGCATTTGAAGAAATGTCCTCGAGCAACAAGACTCCAACTCCAAATAGTTTAAATGAGAGAGCGAAACTTATATTCAACAGAAGCGAGGCGCCTGAGTTTGCAGCTTATTATAGACTTCAGGGTAAAAAGTATCCTCAAAATTTGAATAGAATCATATCAGAGTTCAAGGCTCTAAAGCTAAAAGAACAGCTTGGTAAATATAAAAATGTTGAAATAATGTAAATGCCAGATGATGATCTTTTAATTGACGGGTATGAGTACACCGGAATAATTATAAAATCACCAGATAAGAATGGATGAAACATTCACAGCGAGTGATCTTTACACCATAATAGCAGGAGGTACCCAAAGAGCAAATCCATGGGCTGGTTTCATACAAGAAGATGTTGAAAAGGATTTCAAAAATCAACTCCCTTGGGACAATGCATATGATATTGAAGATGGTGCACAACTCACGTCGAGTAAATATGAAATATACCCGCTTCAATACAAAATTGATGGGACTCGATTTCCTGGTTCGAGCACCAGTCCTGGTTCGAGTACCAGTCCTGGTGTAAACACCAGTCCCATTCTCCAACTATCATCGCCGATTCCTGATACATGTACAGATGTTAAAGCTCCTCAATGGATGCCATATCAATTGTACAAGGTTGGAGATCTTGTAAAGGACAAGTGCATTATTTACACAGTTACACTCCCCATAAACACCCCAGAGGATAATGTAATTTCACCAGAATTCAGTCAGTACTTTACTATCAGTCAGTAGGCTCCTCCTCCTCTTCGTCATCAATAAAACTACTTTCATAAGAATCGCTCTCCTCCTCATCACCAGAGAATTCCGATTCTGAAGCTTCACCATTTGGATCTTCAGAATCGTAATCATCATCCTTGTAATCATCTACAGGCTTTTCATTTGGAGAAAACTTTTCAGGCTTCTTTACAACCCTTCCAGAACGTGTAACAATAGGAGTCTCCATTTACTTATAAATTTAATAAATCTTTAATTGTTCCAATTGGAAGTTTTCTCTTTTTGCTCTTGAACCCCTTGCATTCATTATCAAGACATCGTTGATGGATTGACAAATCACTTCTTGATATTATAAAGTACACATGATTCGATTTGTGCTCTCTTTTTATATTTTCACAGTATTTTGAGGAGCACGCAACCCATAAATCCCCATTGTCACTCTTACACTTTTCCATCTTTGTAATCTTGAGACGGGTGTGACCTTTGAAATGTCTCTCTATAAACATCTCGAGTGTATTTTGATCAAGTGTGATTGATTTGTCACTCTCACTTGTATCCTCTTCTAAACTTTGAATTGAAAAGAGTTTCAAAAAATAGACAGATGGAGTCTTGTCCTCAAACTCTGTGAACACTCCATCCACTGTGAGTACACCATAAGGCTCATATACAGTGCTTCCACTCTCATTCTTATGAGACCAAAGCATTCTAAGTCCAGAACTAAATGAATCAAAGATACTCAACCACTCGATTCCAAACTCATTCAGTATCCTTTGTCTACAAGCTTCCGCCGTCTGCTTGTTCACTATGTATCTTGGCCAAATGAGATGGTAGCCATATTTGGTACCTTTTCCCTCTATAAATCTTTCGGACGCCTTGGCAATCAAACACTCCCCTTTGTTTACAATTTTTACAACCAATTTGAAAATATCTATAAATATAGGCATCATATCGCTATTGTTCAAATAATCAATATCAAGATAAAACTTAAATAAAGGGGTTCTCTTCTCAATGATGTGTAATTGTTTACCTTCTTGAAGTCTTCTTACATATGTTTCAATGAATGTGTCACTCTCTTCTGGTTTTACAGTGAGAGTTCCTCCATCAAATAGTAGATGAGTCACCATTCTATTCTTGGTGTCTATTTTTTTAAATCAAAAGGAACTCTCTTTGAGTACATTGCATTGTAAAATTCTGTATTCTTGATGACATAGACCGAAATCATCTTCCACATATCATTTCTGTTTTTAATTCCATTGATTGTATCAAAATCTATATAATCATTTTCATCATATTGTTTTTTGAATCGAATCTTATTCTTTGTCATCATATCTTTGTTGATGTTGAATTTGGTTATAATCTTTTCTTGATCTCGAAGAGACATTTGAAAGTCTAATATGTATACATGATATACATTGGTTGTTTCTGGTTCATGTTCATCTATTGTTGAAAATTTATAGTAGGCGTATGTTCCAGATTTTATATTGACTACACCTCTGGTTTCCTCTTCAAGTTCTCTAAGAGCACATCTTAAAGGATTGTAAATCTCCCTTTTTCTACATCCACCAGTGACAAATGTCCACTCTTGGAAGCGCCTGTCGTGCACCAATAAAAAATGGGGTTCATCATTGATTACATGCATGGGTATTGCTATTGCCTTGTGTCTCGTCATTGATTGCCCTATTAGTAGACAATTTTAAAATTGTCTACTAATAAATGAAGATTGTAATAATTATAGGTGTTCTTCTTGTATTATTCTTGATTTTCAAGCCAAATATGAGTTATCTCACTCCACCAATGCCTAGAAAGACTGATCAGGAGGTGGAAGTGGAGAGTGTTGCTGATATTGCAATTTCTTCAGGAGCCTGTGGGATAAGACCAACTATTGCATAGTTGTCAACTATTGCATAGTTGTCCACGTCCAACTGATTCAGTTGGGTGTTCCCAACATACAACCCTTGATCATCAAAAGCTGCCCATTCTTCAAAATTAGGCATTGTTTGACTAGATGTGTAAATCTTTAAGAAGAGTACATGACTGCACCCATTCCATTCTGAATTCTGAGAATGTTGTAGTTGACTGCATAGAAGTAGGAGCCGGCTCCGAGTTTGCTTAGTGCCTGGAAATTGGTTCCGGATGGGCAGATGAGGCGGAAGGTGTCGATTCTGCTAAAGTTCAGAGAACCGGTTGGTTGAAATCTGGCGGTATCCAGACAGAAGGGCACGATGGCCACTGGAACGATTCCACCGAGTCCAGATCCAGCCGACAAGTTATAGTATCCATATGGTGTCAGATAATACTGATTTACATCTACCCAATGTGGTAACGATCTTGACTCCCCGACATCGTTACCATTGATCTGCATCTTGAACTGCATGTTGGATGCAGCCACTGAACCCTGGTTAGTGTTTGAAGAAGCTACAGCTGATGTGTACACTGTAGATGGGTAAATGTAACATTGTGTACCAGATGTAGGGGTTGCTGATGTAGTTAATGCAGTTGTGCCATATGTGCCAGTAGATGGGAAGGATGCTATAACATAACCATCACCCGCAACACCTGCAAACACTCCATTTGATTCTGGATTCGTTTGCTCAACAGCTGTGATTGTACCAATTGCTGCAGTAGTACCTGTACCGCCAGCCTGTGGAACCACAATGTTCCACCCAACCATAGACTCTGAAATTGCACCTGGCACATTCACTGAAATGTAAGTTGAACCTGAACCGTTAATGAGTGCTGATGATCCAGCACTCTGTGTTATAGGAATACCACCTGCAACAATGGTTACTGTTCCCGTACCTGACAGCTGTAACCCTGAAACTGAACCAGTTAACACACTGGCACTGGTATATGTAAGTGTCACTGGGTTTGTTAATGTACCTGCAGCTACAGTGAAGCCTGTAAGATTTGCAGAGAAGGATGTAGCGGTAGATGGTATACCATGTCCGCTAAGTGTCAAAGTTTGAGTACCGGCTGCTCCTGTCGCAACCATAGTAAGTACAGTACTATTGATTGCTGAGATGGAGTTGAAAAGAGAGTATGGTGGAATGAAAGTCAGCTGATATGGATTTGATGTAATTGAAGGAGCTGCGGATGCTGCAAGAGTCAATGTAGTTGAAGTTATGGATGCAACTGTATATTCAATTATAAGCTGAGCAGCAGTTGCATTGGTTCCAGAGAGGAACACTTGCCATCCAACTGCGACGGGGGTTGATGCAAGTGCAGCGATTGCAGCTGATGATGAAACTGCAGTAACAACTGACCCAGAAGATGAGATTGTGAATGTGTTGGAAATTGGGGCTGAGAAATTTACTGCGGTTCCAGCTGGTGTGCTCTGCAGAACAGCATTCGTTGTGGTGATTGTACTTCCAGAAATACCTGAAACGTAGGTATTTGATGGAAGATAATTTGGAATTGTTATACCTGCTCCAGGTGCTACACCGGTGCTATTGAGCAGTGGGATTGTGGAAGTTAAACCTCCAGAATTGTAAACAGTGTTGTAGTTATTAGACTCGAATGCAATGTACTTGATTGGCTGAGCCAGTGCAAACTCGAAAGTGTTCACTGGTGCAATTGGGACTCTGGTCACCTGTGTGATGAGCATGTCATGCTTGTTCTTGGCGAACCACTCGCGCTCATCATTATCCAGATACACGAATCGCGCCCATGCGATGTACTGATCCCAAGAGTTTGGTTGAGCCCAAGTAATTCGGATCTCCACATCGTGGTACTGAAGAGCTATCAGAGGGAGAGCGCTCTGCCACTCACGGCAAAAGAAAAACTTGAGTGGGAAAAAGACGGAGGAATTCACATTGGAAGCCACATAACGCTGGCTATAAGACTTGGAGTTTACAATTGGATCAATGTTTGAGCAGTACGTCATGTCCTGAGTATCAATAATCTGTCCACCAATCATGAGTTCCAACTTGGAAATAATTTGATTCCAATTTACATTTACATTTGCTGTGTTATTTGGATCGTTTGCAGTGAAGTAAACATCAGTGAGAAGATCACCCTTTTTCTCGAATCTTAAGAGAGAGACACCGTTTGCTGTAGGCGTTCCTTGAATAATCTGACGCTCTACAACCTTTGTGTGATGAGTATAACGTTTGAATGATGATCTGAAGAAGGAGACTTCTGGAGCTCCTGAGAGGTAAGCATCCTGAACGCCGACGGCTACAAGTTGTGTAATTCCTCCAGACATCTTATTTAATAGGTGACACTACTTTAATTTTAGGGAAAATATGCGTGCTCCATCACACCTGGACCGTTATACAAGTTAAATCCGGTTATTGACGCCATCAATGAGCCTCCTGGCGTCATCGGTTTTGGTGGCATCATCGGTGGAGTTCCACCAGGCATCATCGGTTTTGGTGGCATCATCGGTGGAGTTCCACCTGGCATCATCGGTTTTGGTGGCATCATCGGTGGAGTTCCACCTGGCATCATCGGTTTTGGTGGCATCACCGGTGGAGTTCCAGGCATCACTGGCATGAAAGGTGATGCTGATAGAGAACTGGAACTCATTGGACTGAAAGGAGTTGGCATGCTACTCATCTTTATATTAACCAGATAAACTAATTTGATATGGATTTCCTTGCAAATTATCCTTTGCTATATTCAATTTAGAAGTGAATGGATTTCTCTGAGATTTGAGCTCATTTAGATCATTAAATTCTGGTTGCACATACTGAGAAACGGTTCCAAATAATGGGGTTGGCGTTCCTGGGTGGTCGGTTGGAAGATCTCTTCTCAGATTGGTGACTTCTCCACCGGCACTCAAAGGATCGCCTCTTACATTCATTCTTTGGCCATTCGCTGCTCTGTCTGGTTTGCTTCTAAAGTCGGTTAGTCGAGGTAGACTTTTAATTCCTGTATCGACATAAGGTTGATACACATTGTATTGTGCTGGACCTTCAAGAGTAGTGTTTTCTGTTTCCGCTCTTCTGGTTGGTCTCTGAGTATAAGTAAATGTTGGTCTGGCCTCTGGACCTCGAAGAGCACCGCCTTGGCCTTCTCCACTTGGACCACCTGTCCTGTATGTTGTGTTTTTTTCTGGAAAGTGTGTAAGATTTCCTATAATGGTTCCTCCATTTTTAACAACTGGATTACTTGGACCTCCATTTGTTCCTGGTAATCCAATGAGTCTCTCCTCATTTGGATTATTTGGAAGAACTCTGAAAAATTGCTGAAATCCACCAGTAGCTGGAACATCGGCACATACACCCAACCCTCTCCCAACGTGCACCGGTTCCCCACCTGGATTTAAATTATTCATCTTGTTTGAAATATTCTCGCGATTGTACAAGTTGTAAACAGGTTGACCAAATGGAAATTGAACAATGTTTGATTTGTCTTGGAGACTTCCAATAATCTCTTGTTTTGGCTGAAGTCTAAAATCCCCTATACGGCGTCCAAGTTGTGGATTCATATTCTTCGTCTCAAGTGCATCTTCAATATCACGTCTTCCCTTTATGACACTTGCAGCAGCTGTAGGCTGAGTCACAAGTGGATCCTCGACACTGTTTATTTTATTCCCTGCAAATATGAGACCCACAATCGCGGCAACTGACCAAGGATCCATCTATTAATACTACACATATAAAATAGTTACCCCCAACAACATTTTACCCCCAACAACATTTTACCCCCAACAACTTCGTTGTTGTTGTTGTTGTTGTTGTTCTTACTTCTTAGTCAAATTTGCATATCTCTCTGAAAATCTCTCATTACGATCCATGGTGTAAGTACTTGGTGGGTTAAAGAGCATCACTGGAAACTGAGGGGAAACGTCATACAGTTTTGGAAAATCATAAGGTTGTGCCTGCCATTCTTTATGATATCCGACTGTAGACACTGGTCTGAGACTGCTTTCAATATCAACAACCTCCTGTAAGTTTTGACGAATTATCTTTTCGGAACTCATTTATTAATACATACCATTATTTGTTCTAGCGGGTCCGCGTGTTTGTATATATTCGGTTCGTATTTCTGGATCACACACTGATGTATCATCTCTGCATGTTGGCTTGAACATGTCTGGGTATGCACCCTTCAAAAAGTCCCCCAAGTTGTTGTTGGGCATTTTAAAAAAATTGTGCTGAGAAAACTTTTTATCCTCCAAAAATGGATGAACCTTATTCCAAACCTCATCGGAATTTGAAGGGATCCCGTAATTTTGACCCATTGGATAATTCTTCATCAAAGAATTTCCCATAAAGTTGTCAGAATTTGAGGTTAAAGAAATATCCTTATATTCTGAAGAAGCTGGTTTTATCATTCCATTTGTGTACATCATGTAAAGAATGAATAAAATACCAGCACCAAGTGCTATTATACGCGTGTCTCTCTTCAATACAAACGCAATTAGTGACGCAATGACAACAAAACGTGCTGTTGCGAGTACTCTCTGTCTTGGATTTTGTTTCTTGGAGGGCCAAAGATCCATTATTATAATTACTTGATATTATTAAGTGTCTGCATGAGATCCATGATTGAAAATTCTTCACCTGATGAAGTCATCTTCTCTGCGCACTGTGCAGCCATATTCTCAATCATGGCCATGGTGTCTGGTGGAAACGTCTTGATTGTGGTTCCAAATACCAAGAGTGTGTGAATGTACTGCCAGATGGCATCCTTCGTTGCATCTGAAGATTTCTCCCACATCGAAGACAGCTCAATGTCAGAAAGTGCTGGAATATTCTTGGTATCCTCAAGAATAAAAGACTCATCCTTGTGCATAATTTTATTCTTATACGGCTTTACAGCCTTCATAAACTCGTCTAGAATTTTCCCAGGAGTTGCTGTTCGGACAACTTCAAAAGAAGCCTGAAACTTAATGACAGCTTTATTCTCGGGAAAGGTCAGATTGAGCTCGGTAAGAAATTGATCCATCATATCATTAAAAGCTTTCACAGTGGTGGCCATTTGTTATTGAATGTTATTTGTCTTTAAGACAACTACTCTTAGTTGGACAACTACAAAGTAGTTGTTTAGAACGGTTCCTTTGATATTGTTTCAAACTTTGCATTCCCATAATACACTATAAAGTATACTAAAAGAGCAACCAAAAATGCAGGTTTCATGTACGTTGAATTTTTAATTTTATCCTTTTCAGTTTTTGGAGTTGTAAAGTAAACGAATGCTGCAGTGACCGCTCCTGCAAAAAGAGCAGCTGAAAAGGGTTTTCTCATGTACTTTTCCATTTATATATTAAGAGTCTTTTTTTCTTCAGGTTTAGGATGCGTAGTTGGTGCATCTGGGAACAAATCGGGCTCCTCTGATTCCTCCTCCTTCTTTGCATTTTCAAATGGAGACTCGGTTATGGGACTGGTCGGTCCAGGAATGTCACTCGCAGTCGTCTCTTCTGGAGCCTCCTCGCCTGATGGGTTCATCAAATTCTCAACAGCAGTCTCGTCAGATGTAAAGTCTGTGTTTAGATACTCCCCAAGAATATCACAAAATGGAATCGAGTCAGAAATGGCTTCCGATATACAAAACTTTACCCTCTCCTGAACCTCCTTATCCTTTTTAACCTCATCATGCTCCTTCATAATGTATGGGTTCTCGTAAAAGTTGTGCGCGCATAATATGAGACACTGGTGAACAAACATTTCATTCGAAGGTGGTTTAATGTTAATCTTTTTGGATTCCGCCTTTACTTTAACTGCGTTGGAGACAAGCTTCACATATGCAACATAGATTGAATCTTTGTATTTGCTGAATGATGGACACTTTTTCTCGATATCATTTACAAAGTTTTGAACTTGCGCGCTTGATAGATTTTGGACTCTCTTCAATGCATGTTGGAAGTTGATCAGAGATGGTGTTGGTATGGTTCCAGGTTTTTCACTATCGATGTAATCAAGCGGGTTGTTGTACATTTTGAATATGTACTCGCTCATAACTGGAACCATCGCCTTGGTGAGAATACAAGTCATTAGATTTATGTAATCCATTCTTACTATTTAGAAATGTATTTTTTTCTGAGCATATCCGCAGTCTTTTTGAGATTGGCCAAAGAATGAAGATCACTTGGCTCCTCCACAATCACCTTCTTCTTCTTTCCAATTTCTATATTCTTCACCTTTGGAATGTACCAAGAAACGTGAATGAGACCAGGACCCATAATGCTGGTGGAGTATCCAAGATTCTGGAACTGCTTGTTTATGTAAACAGTAACAAAAGAAAGATTGTATGGTGGGTACCCAAAAATCATCTCCGGAATTTCAATAAGAATATCGGTTCGACCAAGTGAATAGTACAATTCGATTCTCTTGGAAGACATGTTTAAAATTTTAATGAGAACCTCCCTCTTTAAATCCCTCTTTGCTGCATTCTTTCTTTCAAGATCCTCGAATGAAACCACATCCAACTTCATTTATTATTGTATTGAAAAATTTTGTACTGTGGGCTACAATCGCAAACCTATAAAATTCCTTCTCAGATTAAGGCGTCTCAGTGATGAGTTTGGAAAACCACCTCTGAAGCCATTGGGTTTAGGGTTTTGGAGGTCAACATAAATAAATGTCTTTTGTAAAATTGTACAAGAGGGACAATGTCGTATACATTGAGTTTGTCTTGGACCTTTACGCATCTGAACAACCTGTTGAACATTCTGAACTTGTCAGGATTGTAGAGACGATCAATGAGTATTCTGAAAATATGAATCAAATTTTGAAATGCTCTACGTAAATCAAAAACAAATAATAACAAGAAAAAAGTAGTAAATAAAGCTAAAGAATATAAAAATAAACTCACTAGTATTGTTCATCTGATAACACCCCAAGGGGGAAATAGAGCACCAATATATAATCAAGGATATTCAAAAGTACCATTCGACAACCGTAAGAAATTTGAAAGAAATGTTAAAAGCTTCAAATCAACAGGAAAATTGAATGCAAATTTAGCACAACTAAATGGTTTGATAAAACGTTATAATAATATGAAAATTGAACATGTTCCGAGTTTTGGAGATTGGAAATAATTAAACTAGGCTTGGCATGCGTCCCTCCACCTTGCATGTTTTTTGGCAAGTTTATTTGGATCCTAAAAAAAATATCAGTAAACTATAAAATGCTCAACAAATTAAATAAGAATTTACTTTCAAAAG